GCAGTAGCAAGATAAAAATCATTTCTTACATACTGAGCACCCTTCTTAGGTTCTAATGAACCCATACCTCTAGAAGAAACGCCCAGCTGGGCACCTTCATCTATAAGATTTTTTACAATTTTTCCATACGGAGTATCCATAATCTTGGCCTCACCGACGAAATTCTTTCCATCTGGATAAAGGTCAGTAATCATGTGTGATACTCTTTCTAGATTAACTGTTGGGCCATCTGGATGTCCTAACTCTCCAAATGCCCTCTTTTTTTGTATAAACTCTTTATTATATCTCTTAACCTCTTTTTCCAAAATAGGCATAGGATATACACGACCATTACGATTCTTTACTTCCGCTTGTAAAAAGACACCGCGGATTTTATAATCCTTGCCACCTTCTTTAGCTTCTGTAATATATTCTATTTCATCAATATGTTCGGATATGAGTTTCATTATTCTTCCTCTGTTGCTGGCTCCTCTGCTGAAACTGCAGTATCTCCTCCACCATATTTGGCAAATAGATCGGCCGCCATTTCTTGTCGCTTAGCATCTAATGCAAGTTCCTGTCTTGTTTTCATAATTTGACTGAAACTATCTGTTGCTGCTACGGTGTTACCGCCTGCTATTGCATCAACTATATTTTTTATGTTATCATTATTTTCCATTATTTATCTCACTATTTATATAAATGGATCTTCTCCACCATCTCCGCCTGCTTCTTTCTCAGCAGCCATTTGAGCATCCATTTCTTCTATTTCTTTCTGACTTTGCCTAAGGAGATTTTTACGGACCCATTCTTGCGAAACATATTTACCAATATAATCCTGAATGCGATCTACTTGATCCATACGATCAGTAAAAATCTCTAAATCTTTTAGCTCTGAGAAATGATTATCTTGTAAAAAGTCATATGTAATATTTTCTTTAATATTTTCCCAATCTTCAGGAGTAATAATACCTTTAAGAATTAATTGAGTTTTTAATAAGTCTTGGAATAAATCTGTAAATTTCTTCCTTAACTTAGCAACAAACTTTGTAAACTTAACCTCATCTCTAGTAATCTCTGTTGCACGACCTAGATTAAAACCAGAATCACTTTCTAAGCGCGAAAGAGGAATATTAAGCGATCTATAAAGCTTATTTTGAAAATATTTTATATCTTCTAATTCTCCAAGATTCTGTCCACCTGGTAGAGTAGTAATCTCAGTACCACGGCCACCTTCGCGCCGAGGTAACCAAAAATCTTCCAACATAGACATCTTACTTCGGTCATCTCTAACTTCACCTGAATTAGCATCGTAAACTAGTTTATTACGATACCGATTCATAATATCTTTTAAATATTGCTCAGCTTTTTGTTTGGGAAGATTACCAACATCTATATAAAAAATTCGACGTTCTGGTGCTCGACTAATACGATAGATAACTATCGCATCTTCAATCATTCTTAATTGATTAACGGGTTTAATTGCTTTGTGAAGATATGAATATACTTGATTAGTAGTTGGTTCATATAATCCAGATGTAATATAACTAACAGAATCTACTGCTATCTTTACTCCGGTCAATGCTCCAGAACCTCTACCTAGAAATGCTGGATATATACCATCTTCATTAAAAATAAAATATTCAAAAACCCGCTTTACTACATCAGCTCCATCTTTAACCTTACCAGGTTCTATTTCACGGACCTTTTTAATACATTTAGGATCTATATAACGAATCTCAACAATACCCTGTTTAGTATTTGACTCCTCTACCATCTTATGAAAATATACACGACCATCTACATACCATCGTTTAAAAATTTCACTACCTTTACTATTCCATTGAAGAAGTTTTAGTAAATGGGTGAATTCTCCATAGATTTTTTTCTTAATAGGGTCTGATAGATTAACAAAATCTAAAGATAAAGATACGGAAGGTTCGTCTTGATTAGCGACGATAGCCTCATTAATAATATCTTCAATAGCTTGATCCGCCTCCGGATGTTCTGCCGCCTGCCTGTATTTTTTGATTAAATCAAAATCGTGTTTAGGAGTTTGTTCAGTACCGTAGTATTGACTAAAAAAGCCTGATGCTGAACCAATCTCTACTGTACCGTCATCGGAAGAAGGAGGAACAAAACTTTGAGCTTTGTTCTCCTTCGACCTTTGAACGGTAAAACCAAATATTTCTGCCATAGTATAACTATTTATATCACAAAGAAATCAATTATTAAAATTAAGGTGTTCCGATCTGCCCGGAAGTTGGTCCGAACCCTTCAATTGTCATGTAATTGTATCGGAAAGTTACACCAAATTCCATTACTGCGTCATTGGTGTCAAATCCAAATTCCATTGCATCTACTGAAGTGGGCCAGATATTATGCAGCTTATAAGTTCGTAATACGTTATCATTACGATCCAATTGCTTTACAAGAGCTTCTCCATAATACTTCGATGGCTGTTCGCCAATATCATCGCGACCTGTGGTTTGGCCGATATCATGTAGATGTGACTGCCACATCTCAAATGAATTTCGCATTGATAGATCACGATCACTAAACACCGTAATTGCCCAGGTATCATATGTCCTTTCACCAGCAACAAAGATTTGTTTACCACGATAAGGTACTGCAATTTCTCCAATTGCCAGAGCAGGAACTGATGTTGCTTTACAAAGGAAAGTAAAGTTCGCTGCGTCAAAGGTCATCGGAGCTTTTGTTATACTTACTTCAAATTGGTTAGCCCGTGTGCCACCCTCTTTTAGAGCAGCTACAAAGTTTGATAATTGTGCCATTTCTTATTATCTCCTATCTCAACTAATCACATCTGTAAAGTCAACGCCAGTTCGGGTTGCTACAAATGTAAGTGTTATGAAGTTAATAGAACGAGCGGGTTTGATATAAATATCAGCCCGTAGTTCATTTGCATCAATTACCTGGCCAGGATTATTTGTTTCATCACAAACTACATGATAGTCTGTAATTCCACGACGACCTTGGACGTCCCGTAGAAATGGCTCAATAGCACCGACAAACTGCTCTCTTGTAAATTCATCATTGAACTCAAAGAGTACTGACCGTGCTGCCCTTTCTATTGCATCTTCAATGTAGTTGAATAAACGGCGGACATTGATACGATTAAATGCACTATTCCTGTTTAGAGCAGTTTTGTCTCCAAACAACACAGTGCCTTCTCCTGGGAATGTTACCACAGGATTAATGCGATTACGATATAAAATATCTCGTTGGGCCTGATTTGGATTATAGGCAAGACCAACAGAACTTCGGATATGACCGCGATTTAAACCAGCTGGTGAGAACCATGGATCAGCAACTAACTCTGCGTTAGCGACCGTGCCGGCAACATCACCGTTAAGTGGGATATACCGATAAATGTCATTGTACTTATCATACATTTTCTTATAACCACTATCAAAAACGGTGTAAGAAGTGCTTGCGAATGATAAGAAGAAGTTGCGTACATTATTGGTCTGTGTGTGAGAGTTTGTTACTCCAACAACATCCGACCGTTCTGGTGAAACAAACACCATAAGGTCTTTGCGTTTTTCAGCCAAATCAATAAGATTTGTTGCATGAGTACTATCCGATGGCCCAGCCATTACTAGGCTAATTGGCAATGTATCATTATTAAAGTAATCATAAGCTATACTCTTTTCACCATTTGTAGGTGCATAATCATCAGTACCAGCGGATAATGAATCGGAAAATGCCGTACTAATTTCAGTAAAAGTAAGACCAGCAGCAGGTTCTCCCCAATTAGTACCAGCTGAATTATGATCCATCCAGAACACATACTCCGAACCACGGTAAAGTTTATCAACATAATAGTTGGTATCCCCACCCTCTGTTCGTGCGTCAGCGGCCTTGGATACTCTTTCCCATTTCTCTAAGATTGTACCTGCTGTACCTGTTAAATTACCATCTTCATCTGTTACTACAATGTGCATTTCATCATTTGCGCCTGAACGATCTGTAGCAAATTGAGAAGTTCCTGGAGCACCAGAAAATTCTTCATAATATCGCCATCTGCGTGTGATATAAGAATCATTAGCTACAGCTGCAGCCAGACCCTTAGTTGAAAATACATTATGTTGTTT